TTGAAGAAGCAGATGTTCAAGAAGCTGGCGTTCAAGTACTTGTGCGACGCACGGCAAGAGATCAAGAACCGGGTGGCGGACGAGATCGACGCGGGTTGAAAGGTGCGCCTCGAAACACGAGAAAGTCATTGAGAGGGAAGGCGTCGGTTCAACGCAGAGACGCAGAGAACGCAGAGGAAGCGCAGAGAACGCATCTTGACGCGGAGACGCAGAGGCAGCGGAGAAGAGCGCGGGCTCGGCGCACAGTACGCAACGGATAGGGAGGTATATGGAAGGCATCGACATACAGGCGATTGTACGGCAGGCGGTACAGGAGTTCGTGAACAACGAACAGGCGAAGACGGAGCCGGCGCACAAGGCAGAGTTGCAGGAGGAACGGAAGCGCCGGGAGCAACTGGAGCGCCGGTTGAACGAACTGGTGGAAGAGAACAAGCGCAGCCGCAAGATGGCGGCGGAAGCGGAGCGGAGCTCGACGGTGCGCGCCGAACTGCAGCGTTTGGGAGTAGGCAAGATCGATCTTGCGTTCAGAGCGGTGCAGGACGGGATCGTGCGGACCGAGGACGGGCGGCTAGTAGCCCGCAACGAGGCCGGCGAAACGCCGTTGAAGGAATACCTGACCGCCTTCGTGAACGAGAATCCGGAGTTTCTCCCGGCGCGGATTGCCGGGGGCACGGGGATGACGGCCACCCTGAAAGCTCCGGTGGCAGGCCGGGAGACGGTGGACCTGGAGCGGATACGCCCCGGGATGAGCGCCGAGGAAATGCAGCGGGTACGAGAGGAAATCGTGCGCGTGGCGTCGCAGACCCTGAAGGGGCTGTGAAGAGAACCATGGCAGGGCAGGAATGCCCGCGGCGTGGGTGTAGTGAAAGAACAAACCTTTTGAGGGAGAGAACGAATGGCAGCAATTACTTCGAGTAACGTCGCGAATGCGATTGTCAAGCTGGTGGCGGTCGACGCACTGCCGGTACTGGTAGGGAACCTCGTGATGGGGAACCTGGTGAATCGCGATTACGAGCCGGTGCTGGCGCAAGCCGGCGACACGGTAAACGTGCCGATTCCGCCGACGATGGTGGCGAACAACATCGCCGAGGGCGGGACGGTGCAGACGCAGAATCCGAGTCTGGGGAACGCACAGATCGTGCTGAACACGCACGCGGAAGCGACATTCCAGATTCCGGATGTGACCAAGGTGCTGGCGGTGCCGGATCTGCTGAAGATCTACATGGAGCCGGCGGTAGCGGCGATCGCGCAGAAGATCGAAAGCGATCTGCTGGCGCTATACGCGGGGTTCACGGCGAACAGTCCGGTGGGGACGCCGGGGACGGCGATCACGGAAGCCATCATCGACGCGGCGGAGACGGCGCTATTCTTGGCGAAGGTGCCGCCGGGCGAGCAGAAGTTCATGGTGGTGGACGCGGCCACGTACTCGGCGTGGCGGCAGATTCCGCGGTTCAGCGAATTCCAGACGGCGGGCGACGCGGGACTGCGGTCGCTGATCGACGGCAGCGTGGGGAAGATCAAGGACTTCTTCGTGTTCCGCTCGCAGTTCGTGCAGAAGACGGGCAGCGGTCCGGTGACGACGCACAATATAGCATTTACGAAAAGCGCTTTGGGCCTGGTGGTGCGGCGGCTGCCGCAGCCGTTGCCGGGGACTGGCGCGATCGCGGAGTATGCGGAGCTGGGCAACTTCGGGATGCGGGTGGTGATGAGCTACCAGCCGAACACGCTGGCGCAGCAGTTCACGGTGGACGTGCTGTACGGCTGCGGAGTGCTGCGGAACTCGTCGGGCGTGCAGGTGAACACCTAAGGAGCGTGACGGCATCCCGCCTCATGAGGGGCGGGATGCCGGGCGGGTAGGGGGGCGGGATGTGCCCGGCGCGGCGGAGGAAGAGCTGCGGAGGAAGAACGCCCCCACGAATGGGGGCGGCAGCCTGAAAGGCTACGCTACGGAAAAACCAAGAGAGAGAAAAGGAAGGCAAATGGATCTACAGATGTATTACCAGAAGATTCGCGAGGCGGAAGCGAAGATTGCGGATGAGTTTCCACTGATGGTGAGCATGGAGACACCGGACGGGGGAAAGTGCGGCACGAGGACGGAGGTGCCGCGCCGGCTGGCTGCCAAGCTGCTGGTGGAGGGGCTGGCCCGCGTGGCGTCGAAAGACGAGGCGAAAGCGCATCGCGCGGCGCTGGCGGAGGCCCAGCGAATGGCGGAGCGGGAGGCGGCGGCGGCGAGGCTCCAGTTGACGGTGTTATCCACCACGGAGCTTGACCGGCTGCGGAGCGAGGCGCGGAGCACCAAAGAGTAGGCGGCACACGATGGCATTGTTCACGGACGGCGCGGTTACGAGCATCGAAGATCTGAGGGGGCACGACACGCAGTTGCTGAATGTGGCCACGGTCGAGGGCATCGACGTGACACGGAAGCTGGCGTTGGCACATGAGGAACTCTGCGTAGAAGTGGCGGGGCTGCTGGGCCGGCTCGTTCCGGCGGGGCAACCGATCGCGCCGACGGCGATCCGGCAGGTGGTGGTGACGCCACCGCTCAAGCTCTGGCATATTTTCCGGACGCTGGAAATGGTGTATGCGGATGCATACAACAGTCAACTGAACGACCGGTATGCGGGGAAGCGGGACGAATACCACGAGATGGTGAAGTGGGCGTACAACCAGGTGATCCAAGGCGGGCTGGGGATCGTCACGGACCCGATGGAGCAGGCGGCAACGCCGGTGGTGCGGCCATCGGCGGGCGGACTGGCAGACGGCACGTATTACGTCGCCATCGCGTGGACCAATGCGGCGGGTGAAGAGGGGGCGAGTTCGGCACCGGCGACGATCCAGGTGTCGGGCAGTTCCTTCGCGGTACAGACGACCGCGCCGCCGAATGTTAAGGGATGGAACGTGTACTGCGGGACTAGCCCGGCGACGATGACGATACAAGATTCTCCGACCTTGGCGCCGGGGCAGACATGGGTGCAGCCGGACACTTTGTCCACAACGGGACGGCTGGCCGGCAGCGGGCAAACGCCGACTTACCGGCTGCCGGTGCCGCGGACGATACAGAGGGGCTGATGACAAGCAAAATTGGAAGCGCGGCGACGGCCAAAATAGTGCAGCGGATCACGGGGCCGAGCGGAGTGAATGCGGGCCTGGGGGCGCTGACACAAGGGGAACGGGAGTTTGCGGGCCTGGTGGACACTTCACAGGTGCGGGCGCAAAACGTGGCGGCCGAGATGGCGGAGCGTGCGCTGGGAGTGAAGTACCCGGCGGTGAACGTGTACTGCGAAAAGATCGTGAACGATCTGCGGGAGAAGTTCCAGACGTTCTCGGGGCGGGTGCAGATGGCGATCGAGTTGCGGCAATCGCAGGACCGGTTGGAGGGGATACAGGACCGTCTGGAAGTCTATGTGGACGCGACGATGCAGATGCTGGATGGGAACCGGGGCGATTGGGGCGACGGGATGTTCTACGGCGGCGGATACGAGGTGGCGTTCGGAGCGGTGAAGCAGGGCGGGAAGAATTTCATGCAGGTGGCAAAAGTCACTTTCGAGATCGGGGTAAACAGGAACTAGTATGTCTACATATATTTCGTCCAACGCGAATCGATTCTACACGGCGTTGGAGAGTGGGTACGGGGAAGTAGGATCGATCACGGCCACCAATCGGATTCCGGCGGTCAAGCTCGGGATCCAACAGCAGGTGGAGACAGGGACGCGGCGCGACAAGACGGGGAGCCGTACGTTCGCGGGTGTGCCGGCCGGAGTGAGGCGGCGCACGGATTTCGATTTGCAGACGTACTTGACGAGTTGGGACAAGACGGCGGCAGGGCCGGGATACGGTCCTCTGTTCGAGGCGGCGCTGGGCGGGAGTGCGGCGCGGTTCGGCGGAGGGACTGTGGCATCGAGCACGGCGGAGGGGCGACTCGGATTCGGAGCGGCGCACGGGCTGGCGGCGGGGCAGGCAGTGTGCTTGGGGGGCGAGATCCGGTTCGTGGCGGCGATTGTGGATGCGCAGACGGTACAACTGAATGCGCCGTTTCTGGTGTTGCCGGCGGCGGGAGCGGCGATCACGGCGACGGTGACATATGCTCCGGCGACGGAGTTGAAGAGCGTGAGCATCTTCGACTACTGGAGTCCGGCGACGGCGGTGCAGCGGCTGCTATGCGGAGCGGGGGTGGACCAGATGGAGATCCTGGTGAATGGGGATTACCACGAATTCCACTTCAAGGGGGTCGCGAAGGACGTGATGGACAGCGCGAGCTTCGAGGCCGGCGCGGCGCAATTGCAGAGCTTTCCGGCGGAGCCAGCGGTGGCGGCGTTCGATTACTCGATCGTGCCGGGGCACATGGGGCAGGCGTGGTTGGGGACGGGGCCATCGCGGTTCTGCACGATCACGGCAGCGACGATCGCAATGAAGAACGCACTGGACACGAGGAACCGGGAATTCGGACCGTGCGGGGCACTGGCGATTTCACCGGGACAGCGCACGGTGACGGCGGCTTTCGACCTTTACACGCGGGACGACGATGCCACGAAGGAGTTGTACCAGGCGGCGCGGCAACAATCGCCAATCAGCGTGATGTTCCAACTGGGCGAGACCGAAGGGCAGTTGATGGGCGTGTACCTGAAGAGCGTGGTGCCGGAAGTGCCGGAGTTCGACGACGGGCAAAACCGGCTGCAGTGGCGTTTCCGGGCATCGCGGGCACAGGGGACGGTGGACGATGAAATTTCCGTGGCATTCGGATAAGGGAAAGGTGGCGGACGGAAACGCCGGGGGCAGTTACGCCAGCGAAGCGGTGGTAGAATCGCGGGCGGTTCCGGGGGTAAGGTTCACGCTGGCGAAGATGTCCTTCGGGCGGCGGGTGGAATTGATGCGGCGGGTTCGGGAGCTGGCGCGGCGGGCGGAGTTCCTGGCGGCTAGCGAAGGCTCGGGCGACAAGATGGATGCGGCGCTGCTGCAGTCTGAAATCGAACGGGTCTTTGTGATGTGGGGCGTGAAGGCGGTCTCGGGGCTGGTGGTGGATGCCCGTGTGGCGGGCCCGGAACTGCTGGCCGAGGCGGGCCCCGAGGGGCTATTCCGGGAGGCGCTGGCGGCGGTCCGCAGAGAGACCGGGTTGAGCGAAGAAGAAAGAAAAAACTCCTAGTCGCCTTCCATTTTCAATTCTCCAACCAGGCCGGTTGGGAGTGCGACGGGTGCCGGAGGAGCGGCCTGGAGGTCCGCCGGCGGTGCGGGTGGCTGGGGTTGCCGCAGGACGGCAAAGCGGCGCCGGTGTGGGCGCGGAAGACGGTGGCAATCGAAAGCTGCCCCAAGTCTTACATCACGGCGGAGAGCGAAGGGCTGGTTGAGGACTTCCTGGTACGGCGACGGCTCGGCGGGACGAGCTTCGGGGAGTTGAGCGCGCGGCAGGTGGAGGGATTCCTGATTCTGGAGCAGGCGCTGGCGGCGGAGAATCCTGCTGGGCGGCGGGCAGAGAGATGAAAATGGCGAGCACAACACAAGACGAGCTTTATCGGGCACTTCTGGCGGTATCGGGGCAGCAAACGCCGGCCCTTGGGGATGCAAACGCGATGCTGGCCGATGTCATCGCGCAGCTTCGCGAGGTGGGGAGCAGTGTCCCGACGGCGGCGCCGGTGAGCAACAGGCCGACGACGACAACGTCGCAGGACAGCGGGAGCACGGATCGGGCGTTGCTGGCGGTATCGGGGCAGCAAACGCCGGCCATTGCGGATGCAAACGCGCTGCTGGCCGATGTCATCGCGCAGCTTCGAGAAGTGCCGAGCAGTGTCCCGACGGCGGCACCGGCGAGCAACACGCCGACTACGACAACGTCGCAGGACAGCGGGAGCACGGATCGGGCGTTGCTGGCGGTATCGGGGCAGCAAACGCCAGCCATTGGGGATGCAACCGCGATGCTGGCCGATGTGATCGCGCAGATTGGCGAGCTGCGCAGCAGTAGCCCGACGCCGTTGGCGGCGAGCAAGACGCAGACTACGGCGCAGACAACGTCGAACGACAGCGGGAGCACGTTGGGATCGGTGGCATCCACGGTGCTGACGAGCGGTTTCGGGCTGGCGCCATTGATCAGCGGGCTGGTGAGTCTGTTTAGCGGGGGAGATGCAGCGGCGCCTCCGCCGCTGGTGAAATACGCACTGCCGGCGGCGGTCGATTTCCAGGCAGCGGAGAGCCAGGGGCAAGTGACCGGAGTGGATTACAACCAGATGGGAATGCCGCGGAGCTATGCACCAGCGGCGGCAAGCGGGAGCGCGAATGGCACAGCGAATGGCACTGGGAATGGCGCGGCGCCGCAGATCACGGTCAACGTGCAGGCGATGGATGCGCGCTCTTTCATGGACCGGAGCAACGACATCGCGCTGGCGGTGCGGGACGCGATGCTCAATCTGAACGCGATCAACGACGTGGTGAACGAGCTTTGATATGGCAACCTTCCCTAAATTGAAAACCAATGCGATCGCGCAGTATCCGGTGGCACGACGCGAGCAGTTCCAGAATCAGACGGTGCGTTTCGTGGATGGCAGCGAACAGCGTTATCGCGATTCGGCGGGCGCGCGGCTGGAGTGGGAGATCCAATTGAGCCAACTGGACGAAGGTGAACTGGCGGCGATCGAAGAATTCTTTCTGGCCAGACAGGGAGCATTCGGTAGTTTCTGCTTCACCGACCCATGGGATGGGCACGTGTACGACGACTGTAGCGTGGCGGCGGACGAACTGCCATTGGTGACCGAGGGTGAGATGCGCGGGAGCACGAAGCTCACCGTGGTGCGGAACATTTGAACCCCATGCCGGCATATCCACAACTCGGAAGCGGCGCGCTGAGCCAGTTCCCGGTGCAGAAGAACCGGCGGGTGCGTACGGTGGTGAATCAAGCCGCCGATGGCAGCACGATCAAGCTGGCGGACCCGGCGGGGGAGGTTACGGAATGGCAACTGACCTACACGGACCTGAGCGATGAGGAGGCGGCGGCGCTGCGGGCGTTCTTCGTCGCCGCGGAAGGCACGCTGAACGGTTTCACGTTCCTGGATCCGGCGGGCAATCTTCTGGCGTGGAGCGACCAGCTCGACCAAGCCGCCTGGCAGAAAGATCCGCTATTGAGCCTGACCGGGGGGATCAGCGATCCGCGGGGAGGCGCGCAAGCGTGGCGGCTGAGCAACGGCGGGGCAGCAGAGCAAGGGGCCGGCCAGACGCTGGCGGCGCCTGGAGAATACCAGTACTGCCTGAGCGCCTATGTGCGGGCGGCGACGGCGACCAGCGTGGGGTTGACGGCAGGCAGCCAGACGGCGCGACGGGCGGTGACCAGCGAGTGGACGCGGATCGCCTGGACGTGCAGCGGAGACGCACAAGCCACGTCGGTGCGATTCGGGATCGAGATCGCGCCGAGCGATGCAGTGGAAGTGTACGGGCTTCAGGTGGAAGCGCAAACCGCGGCGTCGGGCTACAAAGCCAGCGCGCGCGGTGGAGTTTACGAAGACGCGCATCTCGGCGACGATGTGCTGACGATTACCAGTACCGACGTGAATCGCCATTCGTGCACGGTAAAGATCATTCATGCAAACCATCTTTGAGCTCAAGGAGCAAGCCGTCACAGACACGCCGCTGCTGCTGTTCGACTGTGTGCTCCCCGATGGACAAACGGAACACTGGAGTACGCACGCCGTGTCGGTGGGAGAAATAGCGTACAGCGCGAGAGTGCTGCGGCACAATGTCTTCGAACTACAGGCATCGAGCGATCAAGGGGTGGACGGTGTGCCGCGGATTTCGCTGGTGCTGGCGAATGCGGATTCCCACTGTTCGGAGATCGAACGCGCGACCGGGTGGAAGGGTGCGCGGTTGACGGCCGGTCTGGTGTTTTACGATTTACGGAACGCGGCGCCCTTGACTGAGCGATCAGTGATATTCCAAGGGATCTGCAACCCGCCGGACGAGATTCTGGAAGCCACGTTCCGCATCACAGCGACGAATCGCATGAACCTGCAACGGTCGTTGCTGCCGCAGGTGCGGATCCAGCGGCGGTGCCCGTGGGAGTTCCCGAGCGACGAGCAGCAGCGCGCGGAAGCGGTAGATGGCGGCGCGAGCGGGAAGTACTCGCGCTATTACCGCTGCGGCTACTCGCCAGGGGTGGCGGGCGGAACGGGAGCATTGGACGGCAGTGTGGCGTTTGCCGGGTGCGGCTACACGCGGACGGACTGCGAGGCGCGGGGGATGTTCCACAACTTCGGGGGAATCGAGTTTGTGCCTCCGGCGATTTCCGTGCGGACTTACGGAGACAAGAGCGCGCACACTTCGGCGGTCGCAGTGAATGAAGCCCGGTATAACGACTTTGTTCCGATGCTTTACGGCACGGCGTGGTATAACACGCCGGTGGTATTCGGGCGCAATGACGGCAACCTGACGCGCATGGAAGTGCTGCTGGGGTTGGGCGAGATTCAAGGAGTGCTGAAGGTTCTGGTGAATGACGTGGAGATTCCAGCGGGCGTTGCCGGGACCAACATGACGGGAACCGGCTGGTATAACATTCCGACGCTGGGCACGCGATGCGGAGGCTTCAACAACGATTTCCTGGATGGCAGCGGACAGCCGGCGGGCGATCCGTATGGCAGCATGGCGTACCTTTCGGTGGTGGTGCCGAACCGGATCAGCAACGGAACGAGTCTGCCCAAGGTAACGGTGCTGGTGCAAGGGCAAAAGCTACCGGTATATGGAGCGGACGGGAGCTACAGCGGCGAGCAGTTTTCGGGCAACCCGGCATGGGTGCTGCTGGACATCCTGCGGCGGGCGGGATGGAGCCTAACGGAAGTCGAGGTGACGAGCTTCGCGGCGGCGGCGGCGTACTGCGATGAACCGATCGACGCTCTGGACCTTTACGGGAACGCGATTCAGTTGCCGCGATTCCAGTGCAATCTGGTTTTGCAGAACCGCAAGAGCGCCGGCGACCTGGTGCGCGGGGTGCGCAACTCGGCGAGACTGATGTTGACGTACGGAGCGAACGGCGCGCTGCAATTACGGGTAGAGAATTCGGTGGCGCTGGAGATGCCGGCCAAGCCAGCGTGGTCCAACAGCGCGGAACCACTGGACAGCGGGTGGCCCAGCTACGAATTCGGCGATGGCAGTAACGGGTTTTCGGGCATCATGCGGAAGCCCTCTGGCGAGCCGAGTTTTCGCGTCTATGCGCGCGGCATGGCGGACACACCCAACCGGTTCACGGTGGAATTTCAAGATTCGCTGAACGAATACCAACAGGATAGTTTTTCCCTGGTGGACGCCGACGACGTGGCGCGCAGCGGGCAGGAAGTGTCGCAGACGCTGGCGGCGGTGGGAATCCCGAACTTCGACCAGGCGGCGAGGATCTTGAAGCTGAACCTGGATCGGTCGGTGCGCGGCAACACGTACGTGGAGTTCGAGACGAGTGTAAAGTCATTCGGGATCCGGCCGGGAGATTTGATCACCGTAACGTATCTCAAGGAGGGGTTCAACCGGCAGGCATTCCGTGTACTGAAGATCGCCCCCGGGACGAACCACCGCATCTCGACAATTACGGCGCAGATTCATGACGATTCGTGGTACGCCGATAGCAACGGACAGGTAACGTCGGCAAGTGGCGGCCGGCGCCAGGGCAGCGCCGGCATCGGCGTTCCCCGTCCGTTGCCCGGCAATGTTCTGGACGATCGGGGCGACATCCAGTTCGGAGTCGAAGAATCGGTAACCACGGCGGGCGATGGCTCGGTGCAGACGACTCTAGGGGTGGGGTTCGTGGCACCAGCCGTCGCCGCGGCGGGTGGGCCGGGTATCCCGCTGCTGAGTCTGGCGGCGACGCCAGGGGACGGCGGATCGCTGCAAGGCGGCCAGACGCTTTACTATGCGGTGGCCGGGGTGGACGGATCGGGGAATGAGAGCCTGCTTTCCTTCATTGTCCGGGCGGTCACCTTGAGCGACGGCAGCAGCGTGACGATCCACGGCCTGAGCTTTTCGCCAGGAACGGCGGGCTTCCACGTTTATCGCGGGAGTACACCGGCGCAACTGTTCCGGATCGCTTCGAACCAGGCGATTGCCGCGCAATTCACGGATACGGGATTCAACAAAGAGTTGATCGCCCCGCTGGACCCCAACTTCGACCACGCGAACTTCTATTGGCGGATGGAACTGCAATCGGAGAACGCGGCGACGATTCACGGCGCGGCGTCGGTAGGAAATGACGGGCTGCACATGACGGAAAACCGCTACCGCGGCATGATCGCGCGGATTACCTGGGGACGGGGCGCGGGACAGGAGCGGGCGATCGCGGCCAACACCGGCACGGAGCTCGCGGTATCGCCGGGATGGGCCGTGCCTCCGGATGCGAGCAGTTTCTTCGTGGTGGCCGAGACAGGGTGGCAGTTTGGAGCATTGGCAAAGAGCAGCCCGGTGCAGTTCGCGGTGCCGAGCCGCGGCGGCGAGACGGTGCAGGTATGCGGACGCGCGGCCAACGTCAACGACCTGGAGTGTTCGGCCGAGCTATCCACGGTGACGCGGTGGCAGATCGGCGGTAGCGGCACGAGCGACGTGGATGTTCCCCCGCAACCTTACTTCGGGTTGGGAGCGGGGCAGCGCGGCGGCACGGTGGAGTTGAGCGGGGTGTCGTTTACAGATCTGACAAACACGGCCACGATTTCGGCGGCCACATTGACGATGTACTACTGGGACGAACTGCGGGGGTTGCCGACGTTGGGGCTGGCGGCGGATGTGACGTCGACGGCGACGCAGATGGATTTGACGTCGGCGAGCTCGGCGGCGGCCGGGGATTATTGCCAGGTGGGTGGCGAAGTGATGCTGATCACGGCGGTGCAGTTGAGCGGGACTCGGTACCAGGTGACGCGCGGGGCGCATGGATCGACGGCGGCGGCACATTCGGCGGCGGCAAGCGCGGTGACGTTTGGGTTCTACAATTCTTACGGCACGGGGTACGCCCACACGATCACGATTGGAGCGTGCACTTATACTCATGCGCAGGTGGCGGGGGATGGGAGCGGCGATATTGCGACGGCGCTGGCGGCGCTGATCACGGCCGCGGCGGATGTAAATGCGACGGCGACGGCGAGCGCGAATAGCGTCACGCTGACGCCGCGCGCGGCGGCGCAGTCCGGAGTGACGTGTTCGGCGAGCGACGGGAATTCGGCGGGTACGATTCAGGCGGGGGCGCGGGTGTACGCGCTGAAGGCGAAGACGGCGATCGCGGCGTTCCCGAAAGACTTCTTCGGGAGCCCCTACAGCGGGAGTTGGAGCGAGGCAGTGACCCTGCCCGACGTGCGCGTGGCGAGCGCGGAGTTGTTCGTCACGAACGCCCGCGGCAACAGTCCGGCGAGGAGTATCTGCCTGACCAGCGCGGTGGACCGGGGGCTGCGAACGCTTTCGGGAGGCCAATACTCGATTCAGGTGGACGGATATCTGGCAGTGGAATCGGCGGTCGCTCCCGCTTTGGTGGTGGAGGCAGGACACTCGGTGCGGGATGTCTTCGCGGTGCTGGGGAGTGCGGCAGATGCGGAGGTGCGCCTTCGGGTGGACATGGATGGCTCGGCATATTGCACGCTATCGATTCCCGTGGGCATGACTACCTCGGCGGCTGCCGATGGGAATACCACCGGACCGCTGGCGGCGGGCGCGAAGCTGACGCTTGCAGTGCTGGCGGTGGGACAGACTTATCCGGGCGCGAACCTTACGGTTCTGATTCGACTCTAATGGCGGAACAACTTTCCAAACTGCGTCCGGACCGGGACATGCAGTGCTACTTTGAACGACCGTCGGGGGTGGCGGCGCTGAGCGGCGCGTCGGCAGAGGGGTTCACGGTTTCGGGATGCTGGCGGCAACAATTCGATTGGGTGGTGATCGAGTGGAATCGGGACAATGTGTTCGAACATCCGGCGCTGCGCAATCTGCCGGATGGCGACTTGAGCGGCCTACAACTGAGCTACGAAGAAGTGCGCACGAACTGCATCTCCCTGGACTCGACGCTTTATCCGACTGTGGAATGGCCCTATCTGAGAGTCTGGGCGGAGTCTGGCGGGACGGAGACGCTGTACAAGGTTCCGTTGAAGAACTATGCGTCCGCGGTGGGCGAGTATGCGGATGCGACGGCAGAGTTCGAGTTGCAGGGAACGCCGACAGCGGGCGACTACATCGAACTGGCCTGGCTGGATCAACACTTCAACTACCGGCTGACAGGCGGCGACACACTGCAGAGCGCCATCAGTACGCTGGCGGCGGCGATCACGGCGAATCAGGCGGCGGGAGCGGTGAGCGCCACGGCCAACGGCACGCACATCGTGCTGACCTGGCATGGCGCGCCGGGTTCGAATGGCAACCGGATCGGCGTATACGGGACGGTGCACGGAGCGGGGACGGAATCGTGGGCGCCTGGCGCGGCGAATTTTGCAGGCGGGGTATCGCCGGAGCGTTGGAGGGTGGAACTGGATTTCTCGGCGCTGCACGATGCGACGGGCCCGCCGGTACCGACAACTTCTGTGCGGAAGATGCGCTGGACGTGGGCGGCGGATTTGCAGAGCGGCACCTTTGCACGCAGCGAGTTCGCGGTGGCGGTGACGAACTGGAGCGTGAGCGGGACGAAACTACAGTACTCCGTTGCAGGAACGGGGAGCCGCCGGATAGAGGATGACGGGGCGGTCGCTTATGAAGGGCATTGGACGGAGGCTCGCGGGAACTACTCGGGCGGGTCGATCCGTTGGACGGACACGCCAGGCGCCCGAGTGAGTTGCACGTATGCGGCGAATGAGGATCATTGGCTCTATCTCGGGACGCGTCTGGCGGACCGCGGCGGGCAGGTCGCGGTGCAGGTAGATGGAGGCACTCCGCTGGCGCTGGATCTAGAGAAAGCGGCTGAGGATGTACTGGTACGCGTGCCGATCGCAGCGCTGTCCGGCCAGGCACAGCATACGGTGACGATCACACACACCGGCGCGACGGGGACGGTGGTCTATTTCGATTTTCTGGAAATTGCGTATCCGAGCGCCACGCTGCCGGACTTCGAGCGGGTGGAACAGACGACGCTGGCGACCGACTGGGATACGGACCATTCGCTGGCCATCGCACCGGAGCGAACCGCGTGGCTGATCCAGAAGCTGGGATTCCACGGGCGGGCGAACCACTACGCCGGGGCGTTGTGGTTTTACGAACTGCTGCGGCAGGGACACAGCTATGCGAGCGGGACGATCACATTTTCAGGCGAGCCCGAATTCGGCAAGCATACGCAAATATCTCTGGGACCGACACCGATCGAACACCTCAACCTGATTGGCGACACCGCGGAGAGCATGGCCACGTGTTTCGCGTTATCGATCAACGCGGGGTCCACGGGCGTGTGGGCGCGAGCGGACGGCGCGGTGCTGACGATCACGTCGCGGCTGATGGGGCTGGCCGGCAACGCGGTGGGCATCAGCGCGAATACAAACAGCACGGCGTTCACGGCCCAGAGAAGCAGCGCCACACTCGCGGGCGGGGTCGACGGGGTGTGGCGGACGGACACCGCGGCGCCGGTGAAGCTCAATCGGGCGGCGCGCGACTGGAATCGGGCGTTCTTGCAGGCAATGAAGGGTTATGGGATCGAGGTGACGGCGGCTTTTAGCATGGAATTGCAGCACGGAGACGACACGCCGCAAGCGAACCTCGCGCAGCGCTACCCGAATGGCGACCCGGTTTGGCTGAACACCCCGGCGCTACAGACCAACTTCGGGCCGGAGAGCACGGCATTCTGGCGGGAGGTCTACGGCGAGATGGCGGACTTGATGGCGAGTTCCGCGGTGCAGCCGTACGTGCAGTTCGGCGAGGTGCAGTGGTGGTACTTCGCGGCCGCCGCCGGGATGCCGTTTTACGACAGCTACACGACGACCACTTTTCAGGCGCGCTACGGAAAGCCGATGGCGGCGATCCTCAGCCAGAACGCCGACCCCAGCGGTTTTCCCGATGAATGCGCATTCCTGCCGGAGCTGATCGGAGAATTCACCGGCGCGGTGATGACGTACGTCCGGCAGGCGCACGCCGACGCGCGGTTTGAGGTGCTCTATCCACCGGACGTGAACGATACGGCGTTGAACCGGCTGGTTAACTTCCCGCACGCGCATTGGACGCCGGCCAGCCTGGAGTCGCTGAAGACCGAAAACTTCACGTACACGGGGGATCGCGATCTCAACAAGGCCCTGGCGTCGATTCAATTGCCGATGCAACTGGGATTTGGGCGATCGCAGAGCAGCCACCTGGTGGGCATCGGCGAGTACACGACGCCATGGAGTAAGGAGCAGCGGATGGCGGCGGGCGAACAACTCAACTCAGTCGTGCTGTTCGCGCTGGATCAGTTCTGCCTGATTGGGTATCACTTGCCGTTGGAACGCGGGGCGCGACGGTCGCAGTACATGGGAGGTTAG